GAATACATTGATTCTCGCACATGGACATTCTACAAATTTGCTACACGCAAAGGTTATGTTGATGTTCGTTGGTTGGGAGAATCAAACGGTTACTATTCTGAATCAGTAGATTTAGATTATGAGTTTGTATAAAGAATATTCCGCAGTAGCTCAGTCGGTAGAGTAGTTGACTGTTAATCAATTGGTCGGTGGTTCGAACCCACCCTGTGGAGCCAAGGCCGTTCTAGGTAATTACTAGATATTGTGACCCGCAAGATAGAAGTGGTGTGATAACCACGGGTGGTAGTCTTTAAACCGAAAGGCCGCTGGCAATGCGTTAACGATCCTGGTCGGGAAGCGGGTGGAGGTTATAGGTACGAAAGTATCTATGATATAATTACCGCCGCAGGATGCAGAGCACTTAATTTCGCCCTTTTAGTATAATGGCATTACACCGGTTTTGTAATCCGGTTATGGCAGTTCGATTCTGTCAAGGGGCACCAAGTTTTCTCGGTGTGGTGAAATGGTATCATTCGTGGTTTGGGGCCATGTGGCGGGGGTTCGATTCCCTCCACCGAGACCAGTAGTACTCGCCTTTATTGACGGCGTAGAGAAGGACAAATTGTCAATAAAAATTTCGGGCTGATGGTATAATTGGGAACACAGTGGCCTTGCAAGTCACAGTTGGGGGTTCGATTCCCCCTCGGTCCACCATATAAAAACACACTGTTTAGTTGTATTGATTGCAGCCTCAATTACTGGTATTATCTTAATAACGTTTAACGGATAGTATATGGCTAGAGTAAGGCACGGACAACGGTGCCATGATCGGCAGTGTGTTTTTATATGGTGATGTAGCACAACGGTAGTGCAGTTCCTTCATACGGAAAAGGTTGGGGGCTCGGTTCCCTCCATCACCACCAAATTTATGGGTCTTTAGCTCAGTGAACAGAGCTCTTGGCTACGAACCAAGCGGTCGGGGGTTTGAATCCCTCAAGACCCTCCATAAATATACCTCTTGTAGCTCAATGGTAGAGCACTCGCTTGATAAGCGATAGACGTAAGGTTCGATTCCTTTCGAGAGGACCAAATATCTCGCTGGTGTAATGGCAGCACGATGGTCTCCAAAACCATTAGTCGGGGTTCAAGTCCCTGGCGGGATGCCAATTTTATTAAAGGTGATTAATATGAAAAAGTTCAACGTTGCGGAAGTTAAAGAGTTCCTTGCAAGTCAAGGACCAGACACCAAAGTATATCTTGGTGCAGACTCTGAAAGAATTAGAGTTGATGGTGTTTGGTATGCTGACTATGCTCTTGCAGTTGTAGTTCATATTGATGGCCGCCACGGTTGTAAGATTTTCGGTTTTGTTGACCGTGAATTAGATTATGACCATAAGAAAAGTAAGCCTGCTATGAGACTGATGACCGAAGTTTATAAAGTTTCAGATTTGTTTCAGGAATTATCTGATGTGTTAGAAGATTATCATGTTGAAGTTCATTTGGACTTGAACAAATCTGATGAGTTCGGTTCTTCTTGTGTTGTACAGCAAGCGATTGGTTATATCAAAGGTACATGTAACATGACACCAATGGTTAAACCAGATGCACCTGCTGCAAGTTTCTGTGCTGACAGATTGAAAAGAATTCTGTCAGAACAAGAAGCCGTTTAATATGGAGAAATTAGTTTAGTGGTAAAACCACGGGTTGTGATTCCGTTATCACCAGTTCGATCCTGGTATTTCTCCCCAAATATACCTTGTTAGCTCAGTGGTAGAGCGCCCTCCTTACAAGTGGGATGTCGGCGGTTCGAAACCGTCACAAGGTACCAAATATGCTGCTTTAGCTGATGTGGTCATAGCGCTGGTCTGAAGAATCAGTGAAAGAGGTTCGATTCCTCTAGGCAGCACCAATATACCCAAGTGATGAAATTGGTATACGTACTTGTCTCAAAAGCAAGGTTCTGTGGGTTCGAATCCCACCTTGGGTACCAATGCTCTTATAGGTAAATGGCATACCACATCCATGGTAAGGATGTATCCTAAGTTCGATTCTTAGTGGGAGCACCAATTGTTGTTAAGATAAATTCTTTTTCTGGCTGAATATATAATTCATCCTCTTTAAGAGTTTTTATCTTAGTATCATATGTTGTTATGAATTCAGATTCAATACAGTAGTAACCATACGGTTCATATTTCTCATGTGAGAATAGTTTGTAGAATATTTCTACTGTAGGTCTTTTTGAAGTTGGTATCATATGGATATTTATTGCCCCGGTGATGTAATGGTAGCCATGCGAGTCTTAGAAACTCGTGTCGAAAGGCGTGGGAGTTCGAGTCTCCCCTGGGGCACCAAACAATCTGGCGTTAGTATAATGGATAATACAGAAGGCTTCTACCCTTTTAATGTGGGTTCGATTCCTGCACGCCGGACCATTTTTTTAGGAGTTTATTATGCCATCAGTATTTCTAACAAGTGACACACATTTTGGTCACGCTGGTGTGTGTAGATTTCTCCGTGATGACGGTGTGACGAAGCTTAGGCCATGGGATAATCCAGAAGAAATGGATGAAGAAATGGTAAAGCGATGGAACGAAACAGTAAAACCAACTGATAAGGTATATCATCTTGGTGATGTTGTTATCAACCGCAAAGCACTTAGCATTATGCATAGACTTAACGGTGATAAAGTTCTGATTCGTGGTAACCATGATATCTTCAAAGATGAGGATTACAGACAACACTTTCGTGAGCTACGTGCATATCATGTAATGAACGGAATGATTCTGTCTCATATTCCTATTCATGAGGAAAGTCTTGGTCGTTTTGGTGTAAACATCCATGGCCATCTACATTCTAATCGTGTACAGATTCGTGGCTTCAATAAAAAACCAATGGGTATTGATAACAGATACCATTGTGTTTGTGTTGAACAAACAGATTTTAGACCGATTCTTTTTGAAGATGTTATGAAACGAATCAAAGAAGAAGGTGGTGAGGTTGGTTTCAAAAATGGAAACGGACCTACCATGTGATGCGAGTATGGGGGAATTGGTAGACCCAGCAGACTTAAAATCTGCCGCCTCGGCGTACCGGTTCGACTCCGGTTACTCGTACCAAAAATAATGCTTGACTTCTTAATAAGAAGCCTATATAATACACACATGATGCGGGTATGGTGCTAGTGGTAACACAAGACCTTGCCAAGGTTTAGTTGTGAGTTCGATTCTCACTACCCGCTCCAAGTTAACTACAACAGATTTTATGCGGGATTAGTTTAGTGGTAAAACAGTAGATTTCCAATCTCCGGTTGAGAGTTCGATTCTCTCATCCCGCTCCATTTAATGCGGTTTGTAATAGTACGACATAAGATACCCTTTTATGTTAACTGAGCAAAGCAGTAGACCGCTCCATTTTTGAGGACATTATGAATATTAAACCACTGCATGATAAAATTTTAATTGAAAGACTTGAGACTATTAAAGAGACCTCCTCAGGCATCATCCTAAAGCATTCCGAAGAGCCTGATAGAGCAAAGGTACTTGCAGTTGGTCCTGATGCAGATGAAGTCCAGGTGGGTGATACAGTACAACCAGATTGGGGTAAGGCTATCAAGGCCGAGAGTTCAGAAAAAACTTTCCTAATTAAGATTGATGACATAGCATATATTTACGGAGAATAATATGTCTGGTAAAGGTTCAAGTCCAAGGCCTTTTAGTGTTTCACAAGAAACATTTTCCGATAACTACGACAAAATTTTTAGAAAACCCTCACGAGCTGAGATAGAACAAGACGTATACGAACAACAGGAATTTGATAGAATCTTGGAAGATAATAAAAGGCGTCAAGCTGCACTAGATGCTTTAGTGCAAGAAAATGAAAGATTAGGTTTATACGATAAATAATGTTGCGGGTTGGTGAAATGGTATCACAGTGGGCTCATAATCCTCAGTTCCGGTTCGACTCCGTGGCCCGCTACCACTAATCGTCATAAACTTCATAAATGAATTCTGCTTCTGGAATTCTAGTCTTGGTATTCTTACTACCCAATATTACAATTATCCTTACGCCTTCACTGGTGTCTAGGAATAATGTAATGCATCCACCAGATTGATTTATATACCCCGTCTTACTGACTACTATATTTTGGTAGTGTCCTATCATTGGGTTTGTGTTGCGAAAAACAAACCACTTTTTCTTGACTTGTATCTTTATTTCTGATTTACGGCTAGCACTTACAATTTCAATATATTCTGTTGCAGCCTTTGTTAATGATATTAATTCAACAGCAGTACTAACATTCCTCGGATCCAATCCAGTCGGTTCATAAACAATAGATTTCTCCATTTTTAATTTCTTTAACTTGGTGTTCATTGCTGCAACACAATCATTCATACCACCAGGATAATTTTCACATAACGTATAGGCGGCTCTATTACTACTATGCACAATCGCCATCTTTATTAAATCGGCTCTTGTGACCGTTTGATTTTTGGTTGGTAGTTTATCTTTTAATTTGGTTGTTAAAACCAATAATTGATTTGGATTTTGTTTAGCATCCAACACAATCATAACAGCCAACAATTTTGTTATACTTGCTATAGGCCGAACTTTATTATAATCTTCACCATCAAGTATTGTTCCATTTATATCTGACACAATCCAGGATTTGGCCGTAAACCATCCTGCTTGGACTGTTTGTTGATTAAAATATAAGGTGAAAAATAACAGTAAAGTAAAAATTTTATATAGCAATCATATACCTCGTATGTATTCATTATGGTGACTCTATTTTATCTTTACAGGACCTTGCATCATTCAATGAGGTGGTGTGTATAATTTTCACAGCATTTCTTTTTGTGCTTGAGCACTTATATTCACACACTTGTAAACCTTTTGGATCCGTAAAACTTCTTTCCAATCTACAGTAACGACCTGAATTTTCATAGGCAGTTTTAGTATATATGACAGCATCCGGCATCAAGTTTATATTGATGGTCGGATGAGTAACCACAATCGTGGCTGTAGTTGTTATTAAGGTAAATAACAGTTTATTTTTCATGGTAGGTGTCAAAGTAATTCTTAAAGAATTTGTAGAAACGTAATTTCTCAGAGTCGAATCCATGTGTAAGACGTTCAAACTCAATTCTTTTCCAATCCAATTCAGCCTTTATTTCAATGTAACCATAGTAAGCAACAATACCAAAAGATAAACTAAAGGTAGTTATTATGATTATTATGTTTAGAAAATCGGCCAATAAAACAAGTAATACAGGCGCAAGCAAAAAACCTGCAACTATCAGTACAGATTGTGTAGATGTTTTCATTTTTTAGTATACCACCAAATAAATGATAGTACCATAAAAACAGCAATCAAACCAAACGCCAAGCAATATAAAAAGAACTTCATCAAACCAACTACATTAAATACCCATTCCAAAAATGTGTATTCTTTTTCTTTTTTCATTTTGGTGTTATTAATTCCTTATTACTTTCGTAATTTTTTTCATCCAAATATTGGATGGCTTTTTTAATCTTTTCAGCTTCATATCTTTTTTGCTTTAATAATTCTTCTCGGTAAGTTCTATCTTTCCATTTTTCTTCATTGTCCAAATATAACCAATACCAGAATATACCTAAAAATATACATAGAATTAATCCTGCTATAAACAATCCAAATTCAAATTTGTATTTTTCAATTCTTTGTGCTTTTCTTTTTACTTTAACAGCCTCTTCTTGCATCTGTTTAGAAATCAGAACCTTTTGTTCTTTGCCCATTTCTTTGGTCATTTTTTCAACTTCAGTAAACAATGCACCAAGTTCTGGTGGACTTTGATATATCATCAGTTCACGGAGTTCGGTACCCATTTGTTCTAATTGTTTTTTCATTAGAACACGTTTCAAGGCACGTTTAGCTAAACTATCACCACCAGAATAAACTTCTGTTTTACTTCGTTTTTCTTCTTCTTCAATCACTGCTATACATTTAAAATAGTTGTCATAATATGTGCCAAGGTAGTCACCAATCTCAGCATAGATATTAGTAGTTTCTTCACTTTTTTTATTCAATTCAGTGACACGGGTTTTTTCTTCTATTAATTGTTTTTTAGCCGCTGCACTTGCTGGCTTATCTGGTGGGTGTGCCTTGTGGAACTGGTCGTCCAAATCCTTGAGGACTGCTTTCACATCCCCAGCGGCACCTTTGATATCTTTGTATAACTGACAGCCTTTTTTTACAGCGGCAACTGCACCGTTGGCCAAGGCAAAGAGGGTGAACGGATCCATTTTGTACCATTTTTTCTATTGACAACATGATGAGAAAATGATATAATGTTGATTCAACTCAAACTATATAATTATTTATGTGGTATAACATATTAACACCAAAAGGATATTATGAAAATTCTTGCTTTTAAACTAATCACCAACGAAGAAATACTTGCCGAAGTTGAAACGGAATCCGAAACCGAATTCGTCTTATGTAATCCTGTGGGTATTGCAATTGTACGTGGTAAAGATGGCCAACCAAACGTAGGTTTTGCACCATTCCCATTGCATTCGGAACAAAAGTCCGGTTCGACCATTGCCATCGCTAAGAAGAATGTAGTATACTCTTATGTTCCCACAGAAGATTTTATCAGCAATTATAATCAAATCTTTGGCACAGGTATCGTTCTTCCAGGCCAACAACAAATTATTACAGGTTAATGACAACATTTTACACAAACGTTCAGGCTCTTGGTGGTAAAATTCTTTATCGTGGTATTAAAGACGGTAAACGAATCAAACTAAAAGTTGATTATGAACCACAACTATATCTACCGGCCCGTAACGGTAAAGGTACACACAAATCACTTGATGGTTTAGACCTTATTCCAAAACGTTTTGATGGTATACGTGAGGCCAGAGAATATGTAAAGCAGTTTGATGGTGTATCAGGAACACCAAAAATCTATGGTAACACAGGATATCAATATGCTTTCATTGCAGAACAACATTCTGACATGGTTGATTGGGAACAAGATAAAGTAAGTGTTGCAATTATCGACATTGAGGTTGGTTCAGAAAATGGTTTCCCTGATCCTTACCTTGCAAATGAACCTATTACCGCAATTGCAACAACGTTCATTAATGGCCACACATATGTGTTTGGTTGTGGTGACTTTCGTAATGATAATCCAGATACTGTAACCTATGTGAAGTGTAAAGATGAATATACACTTTGCAGTAAATTCCTTGAGTTTTGGTCCAGAATGTATCCAGATGTTATCACTGGTTGGAACACCAAGTTCTTTGATATTCCTTATCTTGTTAATCGTTTCCGTAAAATTCTTGGTGAAGATAAAGCCAAGATGTTATCTCCATGGAACTACATCAGTGAACGTAAAACCAACATCAATGGTCGGTTGTTGATTGCATATAGTTTTGTTGGTATTGAATCACTTGATTATATTGAGTTATATAAATGGTATGCACCAGGCGGCAAGTCACAAGAATCCTATCGTTTGGATAACATCGCACAAGTGGAACTTGGTGAAGGCAAGATTTCTTATGATGAATATGAAAACTTGCACCAACTTTACAGACTGAACTATCAAAAGTTTATTGAATACAACATTAAAGACGTTGCATTGATTCTAAAACTGGAAGATAAGTTGAAGTTGATTGAGTTGGCCTTAACTCTTGCATATGATACCAAGTGCAACTATGAAGATGTATTTGCACAAACTCGTATGTGGGATTCACTGACATATTCCTATCTGTTAAAACAGAACATCATTGTTCCACCAAAAGAAACACAAGAAAAAGATTCTGCGTTTGAAGGTGCATATGTTAAAGAACCACAAGTAGGCCTACACAATTGGGTTGCATCGTTTGACTTGAACTCATTGTATCCACACTTGATGATGCAATATAACATTTCACCAGAAACGTTGATTGAACCAGATAACTACACACCAGAAATGCGTGATATACTTTCACAAGGTGTTAGTATTGAAAAACTACTTAATAAACAAGTTAACCTTTCAAGTTTGGAAGGTGTAACAATCACACCAAACGGACAATTTTTCCGCACAGACATACAAGGTTTCTTACCTAAGATGATGGTTGAAATGTATGATGACCGCAAGAAATTCAAAAAGATGATGTTGGTTGCTCAACAGGAGTATGAAAATGAAAAAGACGAATCCAAAAAATACGAAATTGAAAAACGAGTCGCCAGATACAACAACCTGCAACTCGCAAAGAAAGTATCCCTTAACTCTGCCTACGGTGCTTTGGGAAGCCAGTATTTTAGGTTTTATGACCTACGCATGGCTTTGGGAGTCACTACGGCAGGCCAACTTTCCATCAAATGGATTGAAGCAAAAATCAACCAATACATGAACAAACTCCTTAGTACAGATGATGACTATGTAATTGCATCTGATACTGATTCTATTTACCTGCGTCTTGGTGATTTGGTTAATAAAGTATATGGTGTTGATGGTGTTGTTAAAATGCCTGCACAAAAAGTTATTGAGTTCATGGACAAAGTTTGTGAAGATAAGATACAACCACACATCGACAAATCATACCAAGAATTGGCTGACTATGTACATGCATATGCACAGAAGATGCAGATGAAACGTGAAGGTCTTTGTGACAAAGGTGTTTGGACTGCCAAGAAACGATACATTCTAAATGTGTATAACAACGAAGGTGTTCAATATGCAGAACCTCACATGAAAGTAATGGGTTTGGAAATGATTAAATCATCCACACCATCTGCTATCCGTGAGAAGATGAAGGCTGCAATTAAATTGATGATGACTGGTACAGAACAACAAGTACAGGATTTTATTGCTGAATTTCGGAAAGAATTCAAAACATTACCACCAGAAGAAATATCTTTTCCACGTGGCCTGAACGGGCTAAATACTTATTCCGATCCAGTAATGTTATTCAAAAAAGGCACACCAATACATGTGCGTGGTGCCATTGTGTATA